CTATTTCAATGTATTAAAAGAAAAGGGATATAGATAACTATTTTATCCCCTTGAATTTTGGTTGATTCAGGGCTTTCTCAATTGATTGCCTGTATGCTTCTATTTTTTTGTCTATTAATTTCAACTTCTTAGACAAAATCTTCTTTTTAGATTTGTTTTTCATAAGACTAAAAATACCATAGTTATAGAAATTTGTAAACAATATTTAATGCCCGACTAATCATTGGGTATTCTTACTTTTAAAAGTATCGAATTTATCAAATAGAATAGAGAGAGAACATATCGCTAAATGAAAGTACCAGAGACAGCATCAAAAACAGATTATAGTAATTTATTTATCACTTATCTACCAGTTTTAACCTTGATATCTTTATTTCTTCCACTTAGATATTCTAAACTATATAGATGTTAATGAGATTTTACTAGCTACAGTTACAAACCTTATTAAATGTGTTTTAATAATATTATCTACTCAGATTTTTATTGAAATATTTATTTATCTGAGAATCAGAATTCTTAAAATCAACGATTATAATAAATCTAATACTGAAATAACGTTTACGTTAAAATTAGCTAATATTATTACAACAATTATTTTAGTCATATATGCTTTAATCTTCATACTATTCTACAATAAATTTACTTCGGAAAGAATATTTTCTGTAAGTCAGGAATGGCATTTTTTTTTAGCGACATATCTTGCTACAGGATTACTACTTATATTTTCAGTAATTTATTTCCCATTAATATATCAAACAAACTACTCTAAACCAATAAATTCAAGATATATCAAAATCGTTATTGCAGGGATTACGATTTTATCTTGGACAATAAACTTCAGTTTAAAAGAAGTTACTGAAACTAAGTTCTTAGCAACATTCGGAACATATATTGAAATTGGAGGTAAAAAAATCATATCAGACCAAAACTATTATTACATTGGAAGAACTAAAAGTTTTGTGTTTTTTTATGATACCAAAGAAGATTATACAGATGTCTATCAAAGTAAGGATATTACTCTTTTAGCATTAAATAATAAAGGTTTTATAAAAACTAGAGATGAACTAATCAAAGATAAAGATATTAAACGAAAAGATAGTATTGTCAAAGCTAAAATACTCGATTCTGTAAATCATAAAAAATAAAGACTCTCGAATTATCTAGGAATTCTGTACATTTTTGAGTTTTTAAATTTTTACTTTCCTTGTATCCTAAACTTGTAATTAGTTTAGGGTACTATATATTTGATTTAAAGCAAAAAGGTAAAAATTTATCTACCGTAAACTGATACCTCATTGCCTAAAATTAAATAGGGGATTTTTGGATTGGGAAAAAATGCAAAAGGAAAAATCCGATAATCCCGCAATACCACCAGAAAAGTAATTAGGCAACCTTATACTTTAATGCCTTACCCACTTTTCCATCTTTGATCACAACCTGAAACTTGTTTTTAAGATTGTTAACTGCATTACTGGTTTGTTTAGTGTCAAATGAAGCACCATAGCTATTTGCCTTAACCAATATTTCCGGTATAGTACCCGAACCTAATTCAGATATCGCAAAGTAAATTTTCTGATTATCGCTCTTAGCTTCATCATAAGTACGTGGTACAGTAAATTTTGCGGGCGCTTTAGGTGCCTTAGCAGTTGTCGATGTTTTTGATTTGTTTTTTTTAGCGTTTAAATCATCTGGGATAGCAATTTCACCCTTCAACAGCTTCAAGAAATAGGTATGTCTTTTAATATCTTCCGTTAATTCAGCGGTATCATACTTTTTATCAATTTCACTTTTCCTAATAGCCCATTCTTTAGATAGGTCATTTAATTCGCTTTGCTTATCAATTTCGAATTTTGATTTCTTATCAATATATGCTTGTAATTCTCTTTCTACTTTTTCAAGTGTGCTTTCTTCTTTAGATGTTGCCATTCTTACAGTTTTTAGTCCTCAAAAGTAAAAAATATAATCAGCTCTTTCCCATTACCTAATAAAAAGGGGTATGATACAGAATGATTATTATAAAATAGTTTTAATAGATTCAACTACTGGTTCAACTGGTAATTATGCAGAATTAGACTGTGAAGGAATTGATTTTTCTACAACCTTTCAAGTTGCTGATATTGCGGACATAACAACACGAAAGGATGCTATAACCAAAACTATATCATTCAAGGGAACTAAAAATAATAATATCATTTTTGGCAATGTTTCAAATTTCAACAGGTATGTTGACGAATCTATTTCCCTGCCAATTCTTTTCAATTTTGACATAACTAAGGCTATTGATTGTCAAGTCTATGAAAATTCAACCTTAATCCTTGAAGGACAACTTAATTTTATTTCTACAAGCCGGGATGCACAGGGTAATATTAATTATGATTGCGATATTGAAGGTTACGCAATTGGGTTGTTTCAACAGATACAAAATAGTCTCATTTCAGATTTAGACTTTTCGCAATTTAACCATACTTATGATATTGAAAATATCGTTAACAGCTGGTCAAATACATATGTAAATGGTGGTAATACTATTGCGGGTAATATAGGTGAAGGATATGTATATCCGTGTATTGATTATGGTGAAGGCATAACAGATGACACGGCCTTCGATAATCTAATGGATTACCGTAATTTTCGCCCGGCTTTTTTTGTTAGAGAATATTTTAATGCAATTTTTAACCAGTCAGGGCTTACTGATACATACACCTATACGGTAACGGGCAGTACCGCCTTTATTGAGGAATTTAATAAGTGTATTGTTCCAAATAACGATAGTGATTTTAGCTATACCCTACAGCCATATATTATATTTGGAGTTACAAAAACAAGCAACCCGCAAACATATAACGGCAGTAAACAAACACATTACGACTCAACTAACAATAGAACTGAATATAATAACTTAGTTGGTTTTGATACGACTACCACAGGTGGTACTGGTCAAACCATAATTTCAACCAGTGTCATAGGCGGGGAAAAGATTGTCTTTAATAATAAGATCAGTACTACAGTTACAGCATCTGTTACATTTCAAGCTGCACAGTTTATTAATGGTTCCGCTACTTACAGATTCCAATGTTTATACCGTTCAACCGACTTAGGGCAGTTTAACAGCATTGCAGAAGTAACCAAAACCTACAGTTCAACTTCTGAAATCGTGGTAACAACACATCCAGTGGTAACAACATATCCACCAGATACACTAAACCTAACGCTAACAAATGATTTTGAAGAGGGTTCAGAAATGGCTTTTGCCATATACATAGATAGTGCGCAAGCCGAAGTATTTAACGTAACTATTCTAACCGCACAAGCCCAATTTGGTAGTGATTCATCAACTTCACAGGTAACGGTAAAGATTGGGGATGCCGCTATATTGGTAGGCCAGAACACACAGACAATTTCCCAAACTGATTTTATAAAGTCGTATATAAATATGTTTAACTTATATGTTTACCCGGATTTAAATAATCCTAAAAACATCATTTTTATACCATATAACGATTTTTATTCAAATTTTACCCCTGTTAACATAATTGAAAATTCTATCGATTGGAGTAATAAGATTGATAACAGTTCTATTACACAAACACCTGTATCAGACCTCTTCGATTTATATACCTTTAATTTTACAGATGATACAGATTATTTTAGTCTTTTATATAAAGAAAGATTTGGTGATACTTACGGTAACTTAATATTAACAGGCACGACCAATGGCAGCGATAAGTCTTTAGATTTAATATTTGGATCAACGCCTGTAGCAAATTATGCTAACAGAAATGTACCATACCTATGGGAATTGGATACCAATAACTTAAAGAAAGTAAAAGTTACAGTTCCACGAATATTATTTTATAATGGTTTAGTTGATTGCCCGGCCTATGAAATTGGTACGATCTCACTGAGTGCGTCAACCCAAACTTATTATTTTTCTTCTATTGATGCGCTCAACGTTTCTGCTTATACATTTAGTCAGTACGCAGAAGTTAACGAATTTACTATATCCTCTGATGGTGAATTTGCGGATTTGACATTTGGTACACCGTTGCAGGTTTTTTATACAAATGGTGGAATATTATCATCTTATGGTTCAGGGAAGAAAACCTTATATGATAGATATTATGCCGATTATATTACAGAATTAACCGATAGTAATACCAGAGTGGTACAGGTTTCGGCATATTTAAATGAACTTGATATTCAAAACTTGGATTTCACCAAACCTATATACTTAGATACGGTGTTGGGCCACAATTATTTTAAGTTGCTATCAGTCGAATATTCCAATAAAACTGAACCGGCTACCGTTATGCTTCAAACAGCCTATATTAGGGATTCAAATACAGCATTTGGTGGATTCTACAACGATACAGAGTCTATGTATTTTACGAAAACAGGCTGTCCGACAGGTTATACCGGTGAATCATTTTTGTATGCTGTTCCCTATGGAAAATATAACTCTTTAGCATCACAAACCGATGCCGACAATATGGCGATTGCGGAAATGATGGCATATGGGCAAACATATATTAGTACTTACGCTCTTTGTGTAAATACTGGCACTACATTTACTCTAGGCTATGGTTTTATCCCGGCCTATGCCAATACGGCAACAACTTCCACCTACTATACTGATTCTGGTAATTTATCAACTGGTTCAACCTTGTTTTATACTTTATCAGGGCAAACTGTAAGAGGTTATAATGGCTATTACTCTGATGGTACCACCATCTATGAAACCAATGAATCAACCACTATTATAGCAACTGGTTTAACGTCTTCTATATCAGCAACCACCTATGATGCCTATTTTATTGGCGGTGCAAATCAATACGTTACTTGCCAGTCCGCAAACCAGTTTCCGCCAAATCTTATAAATTATCAAATTTCTGATCCTTACCCACGTATTGGAACTATTGTTAAGGATGCTGATGGTGTAATATTGGTGCCTGATGGATGGTACGCAACTAAATTTACATCTTATCAAACCGTTAGCGGTGTTATTACAGCAACGTACAGTTGTACCACTACATTAGGCAGTCTTTTGTAATGAATATTAATGCCGTTCAACCTATTACCTGCTAAATACTGGTACTTATGGCTGACGATAGCGAAGATAAAATATTAATAAATGTTGGTTTAAATACAGAAGAGGCCGAACAAGGTATAACGGCTTTAGGGCAAAAAATCAGTGCGGTAAGTAAACAGGATTTAGGTACCACCAATGTACAATCCTATAAAATCCAAATAAGGCAATTAACCGCAGAACTTCAAAAGGTTGAACAACAATCTGGCAGAAATTCACAGGCATTTAGGGATGGAGCGAAAGAATTAGGCAGATTAAAAGAAGCAGCAGCGGACTTTAAAACCCAAATTGAAGCTTATGATCCTTCCAATAAATTAGCCGGGATTGCTAACATAGCTAAAGGTGCAGCCGTTGGTATGACTGGCGCAGCCGGGGCAATGGCTTTATTCGGTATAAAAGGCGAAAAGGCAGAAGAAGTAATGCTTCGTTTGCAAGGGATTTTGGCCTTATCTCACGCTATTTCTTCAATTCACGAAGTCGTTGCGGGATACCAGTCATTCATAAATGTGTTAGGTCTTACCGCAACGGCAGCCAAAAAAGTTGTTGATATAAGCCCACAGGTACCCGGTGTTGGTTCAACCGCAACATCGGCCACAGATTCAACAGAAGAAGTAGCATCAGATGAAGCCGCTACCGCAGCGCAAACTGAATTAAATGCTGTTAAAACGGAAGGTACAGATATTGAAAATTCATTGTCGGAAGCTCAACAAACCGGGATTGAAACAACTGTAGAAAAAACGGCAGCGTTAGAGGCATTATCAACAGCACAAGGTCAATATGATGCTGCATTGGCAGCGGGTACGGAACTATCGGCAGCAGCGAGCGAAGCCAATATAGCACAGGCTACAACACAGGGTGCCGTAGCAGTAGCCGAAGAAGGTGCAACCGTTGCTTCTATCGGGCTTAAAGCCGCTTTATGGTCTATTGGTATCGGTTTAATTATTACAGCAGTAGCTTACTTAATTGCCAATTGGGATAAGGTCAAAACGTCAGTGGAAAATATGTTCCCTGCATTAAAGACTGCCGGAGACACATTTAAGGATTTATCACAAATAGTTTCTGGTGTTGGTTTAGCGGTGCTTAAATTCTTAAAAGCCCCAATTGACGAAGCCGTCACAGGTATTAAGATTTTAATTGATGTTTTAAAGGGTGATTTCAAGGCAGCAGCCGCAGATTTTCAAGATGGTTTAAAGCAAATCGCCAATGATGTTAATGTTATTGCAAACTTTAAAGAGGGTGCTGCCGATAAAGCAGCATCACAAGCCGAAGAAGAGCGAAAAGTAAGAGTTCAAAATGAAGTTGATGCTAACGAACGCATTATAAAAGAGCGCAAAGCGTTAGGTGAAAATACCACAGCTTTAGAAGTAAAAAATCAGCAACTTAAAAATTCACTATTAGATAAGGATTCAGAAGATTACCAAAAGAAATTATTGGATGGTGAATCTGAAATTACTGTGCTTCAAAACGCAGAGATTAAGAAACGTTTGGATGCTGCCGAAAAACTTAGAAAAGAAGCAGCCGAAAAAGCAGCAGCGGCAAAGAAATCAGAATTAGATAAGCTTAAATCTGGTGAAGATGAAGCGGGCAAAGTTATCAATGAAGGCAAACGTAGCCAGAGAGATATTGAATTAGCTGATGCCGATTTTAAATATCAGAAATTAATTGCCATTGCTCAAAAGTATGGTCAGGATGCCAGTACGTTAGAAGAGGCATTAGGTATTACTAAAAGCCGAATCAACAAAAAGTACGCAGATGAGATATCAGCTTATTTACAAAAAACCGATGATGACACCTTATCAGAATTTGATAAAAAGCGTAAGCAAATATTAAAAGAAGCACAGGATGCAATGAAAAATGCAAACCCTGATGAAGCTAACCAGATTTTTGCCAGTAGTTTATATCAAACACAAAGAGTTGATAAAGAAGAACAACTAAGCAATGCAGCAAACGATGCCAATGTGGGCGTAACCAATGCTGAAACAGCCAATAGCGCAAGCGTACAAAAAGGTCAAGGAGGCGATACTGCACAAGATACTTACAATAAGGAAGAAGCTATCAGGCAGGCAAAATTAGTGGCGCTTAAAGCCCAATATCAACAAGAACAGTTTTTGGCGCAAGGTAATGCCGAACAGTTAGAGAAAATTAATGCTGATTACAATAAGGCTTCAAAGGAATCAGATGATGAAGGTGCAAAAGCTCGAATAGCGTTAGCGCAAGCTGAAAAGGATGCCAAATTAGCTACTTATCAAGAAGTATCAGATGGTTTAGCAGCAGCAGCCGATATAGCAGGGAAAAACACGGTAGCGGGTAAGGCCCTGGCGGTGGCCAGTGCTACGATCAGTACTTATTTATCTGCACAAAAGGCTTACGAATCTCAATTTTTGCCTGTACCTGATATATCATCGCCATTAAGAGGTGCATTAGCTGCCGGAGTTGCCGTAGCATCAGGTTTAGCCAATATTAAAACTATACTATCGGTAAAGGTACCGGGTGCCGGTTCATCAGTCGGTGTTACACCATCTTATCAGGCACCTACTATAAATAGCACGGTATTAAATCAGGCACAGCAAGGTATTCAAAACGTCAATGTATTAAATCAACCAGATACCACAAAGCAACAACCTATTAAAGCTTATGTAGTTGAAAAGGATATTACAAGCGCACAGGACAGGGCAGCGTATTTAAATAGAAGGTCAACTATCTAAGTCCTCATAATATCTTAATAGCATCTTTTCGTAAAGCTTATCTGAAAACACGGTTGATGCAGAATCATTGACTTTTTGAAAAGACTTTTTGATAGAATCCAAATCTTTAATCGCTTCATCGAATTGAAATTTCGAGGGATTGCCAACATTGTATTTATGAAGATATGTGTTGATATCCCCTGAAACTGCTTCATAAGCGTTAGATGATTTCTTGCATAATTCTGCTTTTTGAGAAAATTTGCCAAACGTCAAAAGCGCAGTACTTCCGGTGGCAGCGATAGAGACTATTCCTACAATGAGTTTTATTGTGTTATAATCACCATCGGAAACGTCTTCTTTTTTAAACGCCCCAAAAATAGCGGTTCCGACAATTGCAGAAAGTAATGTTGAAGCGGAGCCAAAATATCGATTGAGTAATTTATAACGGTAAGCTAATGTGTATTGGGAATCTTTTCTTGCTAAAGCCTTAATCCGTATTTCTTTTGCTTCTTTTATGATTTCTCCTTTTCTCTCTATAAATTCCTTTGTTTCGTTCATAAGATTTTATTTAGGTATAAGCGAATATAAGAAATTTTAATATTTAGCCTATTACCGGGTAAATGAAATTACCTGTAATAGAATTAAAAATAGATGAAGCTAATGAAAGCTTTGTGTCGGCTATCGCTCTGGTAGAACATCCTGCAATTGAAAGTGATTTTATTGCTTTTAATCAAACTCAAAACTTCGCAGTTAATGATGAAAGACAGGAATTATTAGGTGCAGCAATGTTGCCGGATAAGCCTATCTACCGTAACGGTGATAAAGGTGATTTTTACGCAGTATTTTCAAAAGATACCATCAGGCAAATAGCGCAAGTGTTTGCACAAAAAGGGTTATTCAATAATACCAATATTGAACATACCATTATTCCCGCTGATTCCTTTGTATTTCAATCATACATAGTTGATAATTCCAAAAATATCAATGCACCTACAGGAATTGAAGCTCCAGATGGCAGTTGGATAGTAGGAGTAAAGGTCAACAACCCTGCCATATGGCAATCCATTAAACAAGGTCAAATTAAAGGTTTTTCCGTTGAAGGGATTTTTGAACTATTCCCCACAGATCAAGTAAGTGACGGTACGCTAACAATTGATGATATCAACCTATCGCAAGCAATCAATGAATTTAATGCTGCACTTGACAGAGTGATTAACAGGTAATAGAATTTTATTCTAACGAATAACCTATTACCAGCATAAGAGATAATAAATCAAAAATGACAAAAAAAGAAGCTATAGAAACTATCAAAAATGCAACTAAAGCTATCGGCTTACTTTTCTACCAAAACGAACAAAAGTTTGAAGCAGTAAAAGTTAAGGATGGTTCACAAGATGTATCAGTTGAAGGCGAATATGCTAAAGGTACCAAAGTGTCAGTATCTAGTTCTACAGGCTCCGTACCTGCACCAGACGGTAATTATACATTATCAAACGGTCAATCATTCGCTACAAAAGGCGGGGTAATTGATGAAATAATGGAGGATGCCACTGATGATACAGATGAAGATTTTACAAAAAAGGCAAAAATAAAAGCAGATACTAATGATTCAGATGAAGATATGGCAGCAGCCCAGGCTGAAGCAGATGAAAATTTTGAAGCACCAGTAGCAAATTCCAATACCGTAGCATTACAGGCATTAGCCGATAAGATTACCGAAATGGATACAATGATTTCAGCAATTAAGGATGCTTTAACAGGTAAAGCTTCAAAACAAGATATGTCAGCAATTGCTGAAAATTTCAAATCAATTGAAGCAGCTTTTGAAGTGCTATCTGATACCCCCGCAGAATTTTCTAGGGTGGACAAATCAGTACTGGCAAAAGAAGATAAGGCTAAAAAGTTAGAAGCTTTAGCCGGATTGATGAAGAAATAAAATGACCCGAAAGGGATAATAAACGAAAGATAAAGAGAAGAAGAAAATGGCATTTAATATTTCCGCATTACCACAATACGTAGACCAAACATCAAAACAGCTTTTGGTTGATACCGTATTTGGCAATCAAACCGCTACCATTTTAAAAGACGCAGGTAGCGTAACTTTAGGTGTAAAAGGTCAATATGCACTACAATTATTAAGCACAGATGTTAGTTTACAAGCTAACACAGGTTGCGGTCGTAACCCAACGGGTAACGCTAACTTTTCACAGGCAGTTTTAACTGTACACCCTATTAAGGATGAACAGAATTTATGTAACAAGCCTTTGGAGAACACTTGGATGGTTCAATACCTTACTAAAGGTCAAACTTATACCGAAGCCCTATTTGCAAATGAAATTATGTCTGCTCGTGCTTTGAAAATCGCACAGGAATCAGAGAAAGTTATTTGGCAAGGTGATGTTGTTGCACAATCGGGTTCAACCACTTTAGGCAGATTTGACGGTTTCGTTAAACAAATTAAAGCGGGTGCTTATATCGTTTTAACTGGCGGTACAATTGCTACAGGTGCTACAGTAGTTGAAAGATTACAAGGTGCATTTTTAGGTACCCCGTCAAAAATTACCGAACAATCTGATGCAGTTATTTTCATAGGTACCGATGTGTACAATGAATATACCGTTGCATTAGCACAAAAGAACTTATACCATCCATCAGAAGATAAAATCTTATTCGGTACATCAATCAAATTGGTTCCGGTTGATGGTCTAATAGGTACACGTAACGCATTTGTAGGTCGTTTGCGCTCATTCCAAATGGGTACCGACCTTTTAGGTGAAGAAGATCGTGCAACTATGCAGTATTCAATAGAAACCCAAAGTATATATATGGACTTCCATTTTGCTTTAGGTGTTGTACCTGTGTACATCAATGAAATTGGTGTAGCTACTGTTTAATACAGAATTAATAAAATAAAGATGATTATGCCGGGGCTGTAAACATTCAGCCCCTGTAATTAATCGAAATAAAGGAGAAAATATAATATGTCTTGTACAAGCGTAACAGCATATACTAAACAATGTGGCAGAGGCATTTCGGGCGGTGTTGCAAAATTATGGATTATAGGTTATGGTGATTTAGTTGCGCCTGTATCTGGTTCAACCGATACTTTTGCAGTAGCATCAGGAACAACCGTAGTTAGCCAGATCGGAATTGCA